TACGGGGCTGATAACAACTACTTTCAATTCCTTATTGATAGGTATAATGGTTCACCTACAAACAATGCTGCTATAAATGGTATTTCACAAGCTATTTATGGTAAAGGTTTAAATGCTACAGATAGTAATAGAAAACCAAATGAGTATGCACAGATGATTGCATTGTTTAGAAAAGATGTTGTAAGAAGATGCTGTTATGATTTAAAGTTAATGGGTCAAGCTGCAATCCAGGTTATCTACTCAAAGGATAGAAGCAAGATTGTTCAGTTAGAACATATGCCTATAGAAACTTTAAGAGCAGAAAAATGTGATGAAGATGGTAATGTACCAGCATATTATTATTTTAATGATTGGGCAAACATAAAAAGAACTGATGACCCTTTAAGAATACCAGCTTTTGGTATGTCAAATGAAAGCATAGAGATATACTACATAAAACCATACAAGAGTGGTTTCTATTACTACTCACCAGTAGATTATCAAGGTGGTTTACAATACGCAGAGTTAGAAGAAGAAGTATCTAACTATCATTTGAACAATATAATGAATGGTCTTTCACCATCTATGTTAATTAACTTTAACAACGGAACACCTAACCAACAAGAAAGACAATTAATAGAAACGAAAATAGCATCTAAATTTTCTGGAACCAGCAATGCGGGTAAGTTCATACTCGCTTTTAATGATAATAAAGAAAGCCAAGCAGAAATAACACCTGTGCAATTAAGTGATGCTCACAACCAATACCAATTTCTTTCAGAGGAAAGCACACAAAAAATAATGGTTGCACATCGTATTGTATCACCTATGTTATTAGGTATAAAAGATGGTAGTGGTTTAGGTAACAACGCAGATGAAATAAAGACTGCATCTCTTTTAATGGATAACACCGTTATAAGACCATTTCAAGAACTTTTAATTGATTGCTTTGACCAAATACTAGCTTACAACGATATTAGCTTAAACCTATACTTTACAACCTTACAACCATTAGAGTTTACAGAAGTAGATAAAGACTTACAAGACAAAGAAACGATAGAAGAAGAAACGGGTGTTGAATTATCTGTTGATTTAAAAACCATTGATGGAAAAGTAGCATATGAAACCAAAGAAGAAGCTGAAAGAGTAGCTGAAGAAATGGGTTGTGGTGGATCACACGAACACGAGGTTGAGGGTGTTGTTTATTATATGCCTTGTGTATCACACGAGGAACTTAAAGCACCTTGTTGGGATGGTTATGAGCAAATAGGTACAAAAACAAAAGATGGTAAAGAAGTACCAAATTGTGTACCATTAGAGAAAGAATTTTTATCTGATGAAATGGGTAGTCAAATTTTAGACAATCTAAAAGGTGAAACAATTTCAGATGAATGGGAATTGGTGGATGAATTAAATACAGATGTAGATATAAGTGATGAAGATTGGGCAACTTTATGTATAAAAGAAAAAAAATCTTTGTTTAGAAAATTTGCAGATGAAATTACATCAAAACCAAATGGGTTTAGTTATTTAGATAGTAAGAATTATAAAATTAGATACAAGTATGCAGTTGGTTCAAAAAAGGCAATGAAAGACAATAACAAGTCAAGACCATTTTGTGAAAATATGATGAGTTTATCAAATTCTGGTGTAGTTTATAGATTAGAGGGTATTGATGCAGCTTCAAGAGATGGTGTAAATAGCAATTTAGGACACAAGGGAAGAGCATATGACTTGTTTAAATTCAAAGGTGGTGTTTATTGCCGTCACAAGTGGGTACGCGTCTTATATAGGCTTAAAAAGAATACAGAACCATCAGAAGATTTAATTGATTATAAAAAAACAAGATCAATACCAAAGAGTTATATAAAATCACCTAGAGGTACAAAGCAATCAGAAACAGCACCAGTTAATATGCCAAACCAAGGTCATTATCCGGGAGTAAAATAGAAAAATATGGCAACAGTATTATTTATAAATAGAACCGATTTAGTAAGAAACTCTATCATTGATGGTAATGTTGATACTGACAAGTTTATTCAGTTTATCAAGATTGCACAACAGATAGACATACAACAAATTATTGGTACAAATATGTACGATGGTTTAACTGCTGCTATTGTTGCTGGAATTGATTTACCAGCCAATGCAAGATGGAAAACTATTTTAGATGATTTTATTGTAAGTATGTTGATCTGGTACGCACAAAGTAACTATATACCTTTCGCAGCTTACCAAATTAAAAATGGTGGTGTATATAAGCACACATCTGAAAATGCACAAAACGTAGATAAAAATGAAGTTGATTTTTTAGTTGAGAAAGCAAGAACAAATGCAGAATGGTATTCAAGACGTTTTATAGATTTTATGAGTTTTAACCAGGCTACATATCCAGAGTATACAAACAATGTGAATGATGATATTTACCCTAGTTATGAAGCTACATTTAATGGTTGGGTTTTATGAGTTACAAACCAAAAGCAAAGAACATAGAGAAATTAAAGGTATTTCTTAAAAAAAGAAGAAAGTAATGGCAAACGAAATATATTCAAAAAGTTGGTGGGGATCTGGTGTTTGTGATAATACCGTTGGATGGGGTATTGTTTACAAGCCTTATGCGGGTTGTACACCAGCAGAAACTAGGTTTGTAATATCAGTAAAAACAGACAATACGGGTACGTCTAATGATGACCAATTTACATTGCCTTGGATTGGTAGCTATGATGTAGAGTGGGGTGATGGAAATACAGATACTGGACAAACCGACACAACTACACACACATACGCAACTGCTGGCACTTATGATGTTTCAGTAACACCTACTAATAATTGTAGAATATTTTTTAATAGCGGTGGAGATAGGCAAAAATTATTAGATATTAAAAATTGGGGTACTGGTGTTTGGACAACTTTTAGTGGTGCTTTTACTGGTTGTAGTCGTATGGACGTAACGGCAACAGATATACTAGATTTAAGTATTTGTACTGGCTTAAATAATATGTTTAGAAATTGTTTAATAATGGTTGGAAATTCAAGTTTTGAAAATTGGGACACAAGCAATATTAATAATATAAGCGGTGCATTTAGAGCAGCTAAATTATTTAACCAAAACATCTCTAGTTGGGACGTTAGTGGTGTAACAATTATGTCTAACACATTTTTTGATGCTGATAGCTTTAATCAACCTGTTGGAAGTTGGGATACTGGTAATGTTGCTTCTATGAATAATATGTTTAGAAGTAATTTATTTACTTTTGACCAAAGTTTAGCAAATTGGGATATTACAAGTTTAACAAATGGCGCCAGTATGTTTTCTAGTAGCGGTTTATCAACGGCAAGTTATGATGCTACATTAATAGGGTGGGCAGCACAAAGCATAACTAATGCAGTAAGTATTGATTTTGGTATTTCAAAATATACATTAGGTGGTGCAGCAGAAGCAGCAAGAAACACTTTAGTAAGTACCTATGGTTGGACAATAGTTGATGGTGGTGGTATATAAAAAATAAAACTATGCAAGGAGATTTAAGAAATACAAACGTTTGCTATCCTACAAAAGAAACTTGGTTTATATGCTGGGATGATACAAGGGATAATATAAAAGCCTATGGTTCTATAAATACAAACCAATGTATGGACACATACTGGAATGAGGTTGACTACTATTTAGATGAAGCTGAATGGTTAGAAGTACTTATTGAAAATGGTATTAACCCAAATGAAGATTAATTAGTATATTTGATACTTAACCAAAAAACAATACAATGGGAAAATTATCAAAAAGTGAATTAAAAACATTTAAAGAACAAGAACAGAAGAAACAAGCAATCTTACACGATTTAGGTTTATTGGCTACACAGTCACATACACTATCTCATATGTTTGCAGAACTTTCTATAAAGCAAGAAAAAAGTAAAAAGGATCTTGAAGCGAAATATGGTAACATAGAAGTAAACCTACAAGATGGAACTTTTAAATTAATCACAGATGAAAAGAATAAGTAAACACATATCATACAAAGAAGCAGTTGGTTCTAATTATGCTAAACAATATGGCATAAAAAACAAACCAAATGAAGAACAAGTTGAGAATATGAAACTACTTGCTAAAGAAGTGTTTGAACCATTAAGAGAGTGGGTAGGGTGTCCAATAAGAGTTAATAGTATGTTTAGGTCTTTAGAATTAAATACTGCTTTAAAAGGCTCTATTACGTCTTCACATATGAAAGGCGAGGCAATGGACATAACAAGTATGAGTTGTGGTAAAGAAGATTGCAAAACTAACCTTGATATGTTTCATTATATAAAAGACAATTTAGAGTTTGACCAGCTTATATGGGAATTTGGTGCAGAACCTAAATGGTTACACGTTTCTTATAACAAAGACAAAAACAGAAAGCAAGTATTAGTAACCAAAAGACCAGGTGTATATTACACTTATTAATATGCCTATACCCAAAAAGAAAGCAAACGAAAAGCAAAGTGATTATATGATGAGGTGTGTACCACAACTAATGCAGTATCACGATAAATCACAAGCTATTGCAATTTGCTATCAAAGTTTTAAGGGTACAGAAGTAGAATTAGAAAGTTATAATGACTATCCAGATAGTGCATCTAACAATGCAAAGAAAGCTATTAAGTACAAAGAAGAAAATGGATCATCTTGTGGTACTCAAGTTGGTTGGACACGTGCTGGACAATTAGCAAGAAAAGAAAACATCTCAAGAGATACAATAGCAAGAATGGCATCTTTTAAAAGACACCAACAACATAAAGATGTACCTTACAAAGATGGTTGCGGTGGTATTATGTGGGATGCTTGGGGTGGAACATCTGGTGTTGAGTGGGCAATAAACAAATTAAAACAAATAGATAAGAAATGATAACAGATTATAAAACATTGCTTATAAATTTAGGAACATTTTTATTTTCAATGACAAATATTGACATAGTATTAAAAATTATTTTATTAGTAGTAACTATTGGTTACACAGTACACAAGTGGTATTTGTTAAACAAGAATAATGGAAAAAAGAAAAAACAAAAAAAAGTTTAAAGATACTAGGGTAGGTAAATTTCTATCTAAAGTAGCACCAAAGATATTAAACGGTGTTAGTGATGTTGTACCCGATGCTGGTATTTTAAAGCTAGTAGGTGGTCTTAT